TGTATAAAGTGGACAATTCAGTAATACAGTGTAAATACAGGAGAAATATATGTCACTAGAAAATCTAAAGAGCATGCGAGGCTCGTCAATCGACAAACTCGTAAAAGCAGCAGAAGCAGTCTCTTCAGCAAAACCAGAAACTACTAATTCCTATGCGGATGATAGATTTTGGAAGCCTACAAGAGATAAAGCAGGAAACGGTTATGCCGTTGTCAGATTCTTACCAGCAAAAGATGGTGAGGACTTACCTTGGGTAAGATATTGGGACCATGGATTCAAGGGACCAACTGGCTTATGGTATATCGAAAACTCTTTAACGTCCATTGGACAGCAGGACCCAGTATCGGAGCATAACTCTGTACTTTGGAACTCTGGTAGAGACGAAGATAAAGCAACTGCTAGGGATAGAAAAAGAAGGCTACACTACGTAAGTAATGTACTAATTGTTTCTGACCCGTCAAATCCAGAAAATGAAGGAAAGGTATTTCTTTATAAGTTTGGTAAGAAAATCTTTGATAAGATTATGGACGTCATGCAACCTCAGTTCGCTGATGAAAACCCAGTAAATCCTTACGATTTCTGGGAAGGCGCAGACTTCAAAATCAAAATCAGAAAAGTAGAAGGTTGGGTAAACTACGATAAATCAGAATTTAGTTCATCATCATCATTGTATGACGGCGACGAGTCTAGATTAACCGAAGTTTATGACAAACTTTATTCTTTACAAGATTTCTTAGAGCCAAGTAATTATAAAACTTACGATGAGCTTTCAATGAAGTTGAATAAAGTACTAGGTATTGATGCAGGACACGCTCCAGTAGCAGCACCAGTAATGAATGAAACTGCAGCGCCAACTCAAGGAATGAGTACTGCTTCAGCTGAAGCAATGGGTACTACTCCAGTTGATTCGTCTGATGAAGATGATACGCTCAGCTATTTTGCTAAACTAGCTAAAGAAAGTTAATTAAATTTAATTTTCGGAGGGGACTGAATGGTCCCCTTTTTTTTACGAAGAGAATCCAAACATTCTATTTAGAACAGCTTCATCATCAGTAGTTCCTGTTATTGTAAGGCTATCTCCACCGATATTACTTGTATTTTGTTGATTTAGTTGTTGATACATGTTGCGTCCTTCTTTAAACTGATCACTTTTATACTCAAGCTCATTACCTTCGCTATCTAATCCATCAGCTACAACCATTTTGCTTTTTAAGTAACCAGTCATTCCACCGTTTAATTGTTCATTAAATGCATCAGTAAAAGCTTGTTTAGCAGCTGCAGGACCTGAAAATGCATTTTTAATAGCGGCCATAGCTCCTTTTGCTATTGCTATTGGGAAGTCACCTATTCGTGTAAATACCATAGCAAGTTCTAGACCTATATTCTTTATAAATCCTCTAATTCCTATATCAGCAATTGAATCTCTTATTTGATTAACTATTTCGACATAGAAATCAGCTACCATAAAAAAGAGTTCGTCAAAGAAATCTGCAAATGAGAATTTACCAAAGACTTCTCTTACACCATCAACGCCAGGTATTAAATCTATAACAAATCCTACTAATTGTTTAAGAAAATCGGCAAATTCTCCTACAACTATTCTAAATGCTCCTCTAGCAGCGCCAAACCATCCTCTTATAAATCTTTCAACACCATCATTTATGCCTCTGATATCTTCAAAGATACCCATCGCAGCACCTATAACTGCAAATATAGGCAAGAGTACTTTTGAACCAATAACTTTTCCTAATTGGATAAATGCATTTTGTATAGCTGAAAAGAATCCAAAGAATCTACTTAATGGACCAGCTTTAGAGAAAAACTTAACTACGTTTTCTCCTATATTTTTAAATAATGTACCTTCTTTTCCAGTAAACACACTTGCAATCTTATCAAATGTTCCACCGACAAAGAGAGTTAAACCAGTTGTTATACCTTTTACTTTAGCACCAATAGCAGTAAATGCTGATACAAATGGCCCTTTTAGAAAATTTAAAAAATTACCTATTGCTGTGAAGAATTTTGAGTTAGATGCAATACCAAATTTTAAATCAGTTAAACCTTTAAATGCAAGAGGAGCTCCTGTAAAGAATCCACCAATCGCTTTAAATACTTTTACAACATTTTGTATTTGATTTTTTAATAAACCACTTATATCTTTCCATATATTAATAAATTCTTTAAATACTAATCCCATAAAAGAATTTTTATTACCGCCTTGAAAAAATTGAGCAAACTTAGAATTTTTAAACAAATCTTTAAAACCAGCTTTCAGGTTTCCAAATCCAAGCTTTATTGATTCAAACAGCTTATCAAGCTGAAAAAATACTGAGAATTTCTTAGCAGCTCCACCTAAAAATAGTCCAATTTTTTTAAATGCGTTTGCGTATACGCTTGCTACGCCTTGCACTGCTCCTATTAATAGCCCAACAACAGCTGTTCTAATAATAAGTCCAATAATTGATACACCATCTTTATCTTTAAATTGGTCTTGTAATAGTTTATATTGTTTCTTTAATTGTCTAAAAGTATTATTTAAAGTATCATTTCTTTCTTCATCTCTTCTTTCTTCAGCACGTTGTCTAATAAGTTCTTCTTTTGCAGCTTCTATATCGTCTAATCTACCTTCTCTTAAAGCAAGAATTAATTCTTGCATAGAAACTAATTGAGCATTAGACAAAGCATGACCTTCATTTTGTACGTAATCTTGTAGCTCATTAGAATAAATCATAGCTTCTTTTTGAATAGCTGTTTGGTCTTCATTCATTTGATGTAGTTTATCAACTACACTGTCAAGCGTACTTTTTACTGGTCCTGTTGAGCTTTTTATAGACATTTTTTATTCCTATTTACCGAATGCTTTACCGGCTTCTGATATACCAAACGACCCTAGTGTTACTACTACGAATGATGTGTATATTGTTTCAGAAACTTTTAAATCTAAATCCCATACTAATGCTGTGACTAAATCGGTTATACCGAAACACATCATTAAAAAGAAAGATATAAATCCTATGATTGCTTTTTCGTTTAAGTCGTTATCGTCTAAAAATAAATCCATGAATTTTCTTTTACGAGGTCCTAATCTTTCTGCGGCTTGCCTAGCTTCCTCTTTCATTTCCTTGATTGTATCTTCTTGTTGGTCAAGCTTTTCAATCATAGCCATATACTTATCTAAGTCTATTTCTACTTCATTCCTACTGTTATCTTGGTTTTCAGCCATTATCCCATTCTCCTATTTTCCGCTTTTATGCGTTCGTTTTCTTCTGCTATATGTTCCTGCAAAAGAGCTATGTATATCTCCCTTTCCCACGGTACCATATCATTTAGTTCTGTTAAACTATATCCATGATGTTGCATCATTGCAAAATTAGTCTTATAATGGTTAACAAGACTATCGTGCGAAAGGCCTATGTAAAAAAACTTTGTAAGCCCTTTAATTCTTGTGTATTATCTTTTCCACAAGCACACTTATAATCAATTGTACATGATACTGCTGGCATTGAATTAAAAAAGTCTGTCAATTTCATAAATTGTACTGAACTTAATGATTCAATAAAATTTGTTAATGATTTTTTAGATTCATTACTTGAATCATATACATCATCAGCATCAAATACAGAGTCAATACAAGCAATAATCATACTCATTGCTGAATCAACTCCTTCATCTCCAACTTCAGTGAAACTATTTACTTGTTTTACTGATGGATATTTCATTATAACACCAACATCATCTGTTAGCATTATTTTAGTTTCTTCATTATCAACTATCGGTTTTTGAATTTCTTCAAAATCAATTTGTACATCACTACGTACATCACATTTTTCATCATTACATTTCATTTTTAAATCAATCTTTTCACCAACTGATTTAGCTCGTAATGCTAAAAATAAAGTTTCAATGTCAAACATTGCTAAACTTTCAACATCATCGATATCATCTACACAAGATTTAATAACATCTATGGTAGCTTGCATAATAACCTTTTGGTCATTAGTCTCCATAGCCATCATTAATATCTTTTCTTCCTTCACTAGGTATGGTCTATACGTAACTGTTTGACCAGTTGACGGTATTTCAATACTATACCTTGCTGTATTTAGCTCTGGTAAAGCCATAATATTTCTCCTATTATATTATCCAAATATAGATAACGCACTTCTTATTGCGCTACCTGTACTACTTAGCGCGCCTTGTGGCACACATTTATCATAAGCA